CAGCTTGGTCTGCTGTTGAGAATTTTGAAGTTGCTGGTAGAGCTACAGCAGTTGATCCAGTTTCATCTGTATCAGCTGAAGCATTGAATGCAGCAATTACTACATCATCCATTGATCTGCCCATAGCAGCTGCTGCTGCTTTGGCATAGTTAGAAGTTGGGTCTACCAATAATCTAACTTTGTCTTGGTCATCAATTAAATCTGCCCACTCATAGTCGGCTAGGCCAACTCTTCTTCTTGAGTGAGGAGTATTTATTTGTGGTGTATTACCGTGTCTGGTTGATCTAACCTGAGCAGCTGTGACACCGATCTGATCGAAAAACGCAAACTTACCGTTAATAGTCTCTACATCCACCGATGCCCTTAGTCTGCTACCCATCTGCTGGGCTAACATACTAACATTACTTGAGTACTGTTGTACAAAAGCAGTTGTGATTTGAGTTGACATAAAAGTCTCCTATTAATTTAAGTTAAGATAAGATCAGACAATTATCCCATGGGGGGTTATCTTTCATTTTACATCTGATAGATGGTGTTCTTTCACACCGTCTTATTGAGCCAGTAAACTGGTTATTCAATATTGATTAGCCTTCAGGACTTAACATCTCACGAAGAGCTAAAACTTTTTCTACCGTATTTGCATGTTGTGGGTTTTGTTTATCCCAGTACGGTGAGTTAGGTCCAGTCAGATCATTGATCTGAGCTTGTAAACTTGCTGTGTCTACAACTCCAGCTTCATTACCAGCAATTGTATCTTCTGATAGTACTTGTGATAATTTGCTGAGACCACGAACTAGTGCAGGATGATTGCCAAGCAATGATCCATCTGCAAGTTCAATTTGATCTAAACCTGAGTCTTTAAAAAAAGTATTAAAAACATTTTTTGCAGCTGAGGTGTTTGAGTCAAAAGATCTTCCCCATTCCTCTCGCAGCTCTCGTTCTGATTGCTGTGCTTGCAATACTGCATTGTTGTTGCTTTCGTTTTCAACTTGTGCAGCTAGACCTTGATAAAAATCTAAAATGCCTTTGGCTTGTTGATCATTCAATCCATGCTTATGAGCTGCTTCACGAAAACCATTAAACATATTTTCGTCAAGGTCCTCAATACCACTTGTATCAATTTGATATTGATCAGCTGCTTCTGGTCTACCGAGCTTTGCATAAACTTCAGCCCACTCTTCCTCAGAAGCCGATTGTGATGGTACAACAAATTTATCTTTGCCGATCATTTGTTCAGCATTGATATAACTTTTTGCTAGTGTTGATACATCACTAAATTTAGATAGTGATGCATTATCTTTAATATCGTCTGGTAAGCTATCTCTCCAGCTTGCTTCAGCTGGTGCAGTTTCTCCAGACGGTTGGCTTTGCTCTTCGACAGCCGTTACCTGTTCATCTGCCATATTTTTCTCCTATATGATGATTGATAAAATGACGAGTGCTGCAATACCTACAACAATCATCTTGTATTTAGTCTCTGCTTGAGACCAAATCTCGTATGCTTCATTAGCAATATCTTTTAACTTTTTCATTCTATGGGCCTCTCTACCATGTTTAGAATAAATAAAAATGCAGCTCGTTGTCCTTCAAGGTATGAAGACTCGTGACTGTCACCTTTAACATTTGTTGTTGTTTTAAAATGACATCGCCTGGATAAATCATCCAGGACCTTTTGTCCGTCATCGTTGCCAAAAACTTTTTTGTAAGTGATTATTAAATCCTTATAACTTTTTTCAGCATCTTTCTCTTGTTTTGTTTTTGCCATTATTTAACTGCTTTGACCATCGGTGCAGCTTGGCCAAGAGCTTTTGCTTCCTCCATCTGTTGTTGTTGTTGCATAGCTGCTGCTTCTGCCTCAGCTCTTTGTTTTCTTATTTGTCTTACTTGCCCATCTGATCTCATAACTTTAGCAGGCAGCCCTAAAGTATTTTGTACATACTTAGCTAAACCATCTGCATCAAGATAATCGAGTACAGGAGCAAACTGTGACATCGCACCGAATATTTCAATACCTCTCATAACAGCATTAAGGTCACCAGATTTTTGTGCTTTGGCAAGTGGGCTAACATATTCAATGTCAACATCCTGGCCCTGCAAAATATCTGGAGCTTGCTGGAATACACCAGCTCTCAATAAAATACTGAATGTTCTTTCAATCAACGGTTGTAAAAGTTCTGATTGCAATCGTCCTAAAACTGGTCCAAGTAAACGCATCTTCTCTTCGTTTCTTTGTAATACTTCAGTAGCTGTCATGTTTCCCCCTTGCGAAGTTAACAGCTGGTCCACATAGAAAGTTTTTTGTACAGCAAGTTGTCTTTCACTAATCATGTTTAGTGTGACTGGATTGTTTGCTCCAATGTTTAATGGCTCAATACGATCTCTTGATCCTGAACGGTAGAAGTTTAATCCTCCAGGTACAGTTCGTACTGGTAAAATAAAACCGTCATCAGGTATCATCAACGGTGGATCAATTTGTTTTTGTGCTGCTTTGATTGTGACTTCAGACATTTTGTTAAGCATCTTTACATCAGGCAACGCATTCATTGCTGGTGATCTTCCGTAAATCTCGTAGCTTGCTTTTAGATATCTTGGAACAACATAAGGAAACTCATTGAAGCCTCCTTCAGCTAACATTTTCATATCGTCTATTGCAACATAGCAAGATTTAAACGGCATGTTCCTGTTGTCTTTTTTACTGGTGTCGTAAGTGTCTCTAGGTGTAACTACATGCAAGATCTGTACATCAGCATACAAATCTTTCTTAGCTTTCTTTGCAATTGTTGCTCCTACATTAGCTTCACCAAACATTTCAATGCAGGCTTTGGCTGTCATAGAAAATCTTCTATAAACACTATCAACTACACCTTTGTTGTTTTCTGCAATGTAAATTTCTTTGCAATGTCTTGTGTGGAAACGCACTAATGATTTTTCATCGGCTGTGATAAACATCGCAGCTGTTCCAAAACCAATGAGATCTTGATACAGCTCTTGGATTTCTTGTTGGAAGTTTGACCGTGCAAACGCAATGTACATGTCGTTGGTGACACCTTCTAACCATTCTTTGGCTTCGTCATCGTTTTGCAGCTCAGTATTTTTATACTGTAATGTAAACCATGGTGAGGCTGCATTTGTTAGCATGCCGTGCAAGGATGCTGATAGAAGTTCTAATGCGTGGATTGCAGTACCGTCAAATATAAGTTCTGTTCTCTTATCACCACGAGTTCTTTGCTGAGTAATGTCAGCTTTTCGTGGCAGCATGTAGTCAGCTATTTCTTGCCAATGGCTTTCCCAAGTTGATCGTTGTGTACGCAGCTGCTGAAATCGATCAACAAGCATTGCTGCTGTTTTGTCTTGCATAAATAAATCCTAAGATAGCATTGTCGTGTAGGTAGGTGTCTCTCCTCCAAGACCAGCCACACTTGTCAATATATTTTTCTTCATGCCCTTTTTTTTCTTTTGGATTTTTTGAGCAGTCATTTCAGTTTCTGTCGGCTCTGTTGCTACTGGCACAGGGTCTGATACTGCTGGGCTTGGCTCTGGTGCTGCCATGGCAACTGGTGCAGGAGCTGGAGCTGGTGCTTGAGCAGCTGGCTTAGGAGGGCTTATAACCTTCGGTGTTGCTACAGGAGCTGGCTTCGGAGCTGGTGGTGGTGGTGGTGGTGCTGCTTGCACTACTTGAGGTGTAGGCAATATTTCTTTTGGTATTGCCTTTCTTATAATTCTTCTAACTGATCTTCCCATTTTTTTCTCCATTCATATGGTAAGTAAAGTCTTACGGCTTTATGATTAGTTTTTTTAAAACCGATCCGACAATATAATTTTAGTAAATGTTTAGGTGCTGAGTTTACTTCTAAAACTTTAACACCCAAGTTGTAACAAGTTTCGTAAAATTTATTTACAATGTTTCTTGTTAATACTTTTCCTTGTTCTCGTTTGTCGATACACATATGAACTCCGTATGTAAACGGCTCATCTGCGTATTCGTATATCCAGGTGTACCCTGTTATCTTTCCGTTTCTCTTATGTTTGAATATGTATGCGTATTGGACCAACTTCTCATGCTGGTCCAGGTATTCAAAATTGTGAAAATGTAGGAAATGAATTAAACCATCTGTGTCATGGTCCAATGTTATTTCGTTCACTTTTTCTTTTTCTTTTTTTTCTTTTTATACATTATGATTTTTTGTGTCTGTTTGCGAAGTTACGAGCTGACTCAACAGATCGAAAACCCCACTT